CGCTGATGACGACACCGACAACGACGATGAAGAAGAGCTTGACGACAATGGCAAGCCAAAGAAGAAAAAGAAGAAGGCACAACCAGCCGAACCGTCGGATGACGACACTACCAAACAAGAAAGCCTCAACATGACAATTGGCTCATCATTCCTCAAGCGCGTTCTCAATGAGGCGCCTGCTGCCATGAACACCGATCAGTTCAAGAAGTTCAAGAAGTGGTCAAACGACTACTCACTTGCGCTGCTGAACGCTGGTGACAAGACTCCTGCAGCGGCGCTTGCAGCTGAAAAGAAGATCCGCGCCATGGACAACGGCGATGCTCTCATGGGAATCGCAAAGAAGGCTCACAAGACGTACATGAACCTGGCCGGTCCAGCTCACAGCGTTGGTGGTGCCATCGATCCTGCTGACATGAAGAAGGTCGACGCGATCATTCAAAAGGCCGCTGGTCTGATGGTGACGGCAAAGCCGACGAAGGTCACTGAGGATGCCGTTGATCCATCTCCAAACACCTCTCAAGACCAGGACGGCGTCAAGGACGGCTTCAACATCCCTCTCGACTCGCAGCAGCGCGCCCTGACCGGCAAGCTGAAGCTCCCTTGGGCAAAGCGCCTCATCGCCTTCCACGCGATGTGTGGTATTCCAGGTCGCTACCTGAACAACGAAGAAGCTGAGGGCTCCATCATGGGCGCAGCTGACATGCTGCGCAAGAAGGTCTCGGTTCGCCGTGCGTTCCTTGACTTCTACGATGCCTTCGCAACAGCCAAGGGCTACACGATCCCAGCATCGGAGCCAACGGTCACCGCTGAGGGAATCATGGAAGCTTCTGTCAAGAAGCGCGGTTCGTACCTGCAAAAGCTCCTCGAGTCGGTCATGATCGAACTCGGTCTTCCACCTGCTCTGGTTGCCAACACCGGCCCATCTGCAGTTGGTACTGCGATCTACCGCACGGCTGAGATGCTCGAGCAGTCCTCAGACCTCGAACGCATGATCCGCACTCTTGCAGCACGTCTTGGCATCAAGCCAACGGATGTGGGTGCTGACGTTGATGACGAGAGGGGTGGTGCTCCTGAAGAAGACGAATCGGTCACGGAAGCCAAGAACCACCTCGGTGAGCCAGAGCAGACGACCTTCGCTGGTTGGAAGCGCGCGTGCAAGCAGCTGGACCCAAAGGTCTGGTTCGAAGGTGACAAGGACATCTGTGAAGCGTTCGTCGGTCCAAACCCATACAAGCGCGGTGAGACGAAGTCCATCGGCCAGTGGGACGGTGACAAGGGCTCCATCTACAAGGACAAGGTCACTGAAGCCGTTGATCTCGGTAGCGATGATCCGTACGTGACTGCTGTCTCGAACCTGATGTCGCAACTTGGTGTTCCAGACGTCGTGCTGAACTCCCGCCGCGCAGCTGTTGTTCAAGGTCTGCTTGCTCAGAAGCGCGCTGTACGTGCGTCGACTGTCATGACGGCCATCGGCAAGCTGTCGAACGTGATCACTGCCAACAAGATCCAGACCCCTTCGACGCAGCAGAACACGCAGCAAGGCCAGCAGAACAATCAACAGCAGGGTCAGGCCAATGAGGCTGCATCTCGCTGGAAGTTCCTCTCGGCTCTCAAGGACTAACGTGAAGATCTCTGAGCTTCTCGAAGCCAATCTTGACAAGCTCAAGGCGCATGCTGATGATCCGAAGAACCACCCGGTTTTCTCGGATCATGTGAGCAAGCGCGTTCAAGACATGGAGCAAGATGAAGCTTATGAAGCGGCCGAGGAAATCATTCGCCGACTTGCTAAGAAGGCGGGAGCTTCCTATGCTTCTGTGTCTTCCTACTGGCTCGGCGGCGGGATGCCAGGTGACGACTACGCACAGTACATGGAAAAGCAAGACATTCATCTTGAAGATGGCTGGGACTACAACAAGGAAAAGCTAAACAAGATGGGCATGTCAAAGCAGGACTACATGATTCTTCTGAAGGCATCCGAGTAATGTGGCTCCTCAAAGAAATTACCAAGGCTGACGAGCCAGTTGAGAAGGCAGATCCTGCAGAGATCTCCGACGCACCTGCGCCCGTCGAACCAGATGGCTGGTCGATCGGCCACCTGGCAAACCACGGCGTTCTGCTCGCCTGCGACGGTTTCCAACTGAAGCTTGACGCAAAGCAGCTTGACAAGTTCTTCGACATCGCCGAGTCTGGTGACATCGGCGAGATTCGCGACCAGTCTGGTAAGATCGTTGGCGTTGAACCAACAGCTGACTCCATTATCCTAACCCGTGTCGGTGACCCAGTCTACCCGTCTGGTGTCGTGCTCGACCTTGGCACACTCAAGGACCTTGGCATCGAACAGGATGAACAGGAACGCCAAGATGCAGAAGACGGTGAGGACGACAACGATCCTGCTCAAGACGCGCCTGACGATCCAGCGGATGATACAATTGACAACAAGGTGGAAGAAGGCGTTCACGTTGCCTACAAGCGATCCGGCAAGAAGATCGTCAAGGGTTTCCGCGTCACCTCTGGCTACCGCAAGGGCCGAGTTGTCACGAATCTCAAGACAGCCTACAAGCCAAAGCCGCCTGCTGCAACTCGCATGAAGCTGAGTCGTGCAGCAAAGCGCCACAAGGTCGTCCGCGTGCTGAAGTCAAAGCGCACTCGTCGAATGTCAATCAGCAAGCGCTTGAAGCGCATGAACCAGGGACGATAGGTTCAGAAGAAAAACAACAGATGAAGTTCCCATACCCAGATCTCAGCACAGAGACATACAACAATCAGAGGTGGTACGTTACGCCAACTGGTGCCTATCCTTCGATAACCACGATCCTAGGCACCACCGCCCCTCCTGAAAAGGTTGCCTCGCTGCAGAACTGGCGCACGTCCCTTGGTGCTGCCAAGGCCGATGAGGTCTCCAAGAAAGCTACCGACCATGGCACAAACGTCCACCTTTTGGCAGAACGTTATCTCAAGGGTGAGGAAGTTCTGGCTCCTATCAATGGAAAGCCAGTGCCTCACCTCGACGTTGCTGCCTTCAATGCTCTTCGTCTGAAGCTCGACAAGATCGAGGAAGTCTGGGGCCAGGAGGTCGCTCTCTACTCCACGACAATTGAGGTCGCTGGTCGCTGTGACCTGATCGGCAAGTACAAGGGTCGACCTGTGATTGTCGACTTCAAGACCGCTTCCCGTGTCAAGGGCAAGAAGGACATCGAGGACTACAACCTGCAGCTTGCCTTCTACGCCATTGCCCACAACGAGATGTTCGGGACGGACATCCAGCACGGCGTTATCCTCATGGTCTCTGACCTGGGTTTCCCTCAAGAATTCAACGTCAACCTCCTGGACCACTACGAAGAGCTTGGAAAACGAGTCGATTCCTTCTGGTCCAAAGCGATAAATAGTGTTGCATAATCTCTCGGAGAAGAAATGACAACACAGACCACTGATGAGGACTACGGCGACGTCGTTGCTCTGCCAGCCATCGCCCTTGACACCACTGGTGCCACCTCTGACGCAGCCGTCGAAGTTGCACCAGACCCAGCCGTCTCGACCTCGGTCATGGCGGAAATCAGCAACACCTCCTACGGTGGCTCAGATGACCTGGCGATGTTCGACATCGTCTTCACTGTCAGCTGCTACGGACAAGGTGACAGCAAGACCTTCAAGGTCGTGAAGCGCATCTCCGTTTCCAAGTCGAAGCTACTTGCCGACGCGACTGGAGCCACCTCCCAAACGGTCGAATCTCAAGAAGATGAGACACCGGAACCAACCGTTGAGACTGGCAAGCCACGCTACAATCTCGAACGCCTCAAGGCCCTCTCCGGTCTCAAGTAAGGAATCCCATGGCCAAGATCATTATCATCGCCCCATCTGACGCAGACGTTGACGACGCAGTCAAGCTCCTCAAGAACGCAGGCAACGACGTTGACGTCGAATCCCCTGACGGCAAGGCGCTTCTCCACATTCTCCTCGGCCTCATGAGCCCGTCCGCCTACGGCTTCGGCGCCGCCTACACCATCGGTCAAGTGAACCCAGGTTCCGACGATGACGACAGCGGTGACGACGATGACAAGGGCGGCAAGAAGGACAAGGGTGACGATGACACTCCTGCTCCAAAGGACGATGACAAGGGCAGTAAGGACGATGACACGTCCGACGATGATGGCGGCAGCTCTGATGCGGGTGGCGGTGACGACTTCAACTTCGAAGCTCTGACCCTCGCTACCACCGTTGACGGTGAGCGCATCCTTGCCGAGCGCGTCAAGTCTCCAACCTCTACGCTGCTCGTTCAAGAGCTCAAGACAGGTTCCAAGACCACGTATCAACTGAATGAGAGCATCTTCTCATTCTACCCGACAGATGCCTCGAAGCTCGTTCAGCGCATTGACCTGAAGATCGAAGGCAAGCCAGGTCAGTCTCACGAGATCGCTATCGCGAAGTCAGAAGACGGCAAGGCCAAGATCCTGGTGGGTGACGACCTCGCAGACCTCTACAAGTGAAGATCAGCACAGGTCCTAAGATTCCACTTGACGGTGAAACAGGTGACCGTTGGTTGGACAAAGACTGGAAAGATGGTCCAGTTTGGAGGATCTGTGATCGCTGGACCGCGGGTTCGCGGGTTTGGTCAATTGAAAAGAAGTCCCTAAAGAAACATACGCATAATGACAAAAAGCCATAGCCCGTTCCATGTAGTCGAGGACTTCCTGTCCCCTGCATTCTGCGAGCACGTGATCAAAGAGTACGGCATCGCCGTTCCATCTCTCGATGACAAGGAAAAGCCCATCAAGAATGAGCGCTTCACTGACATTGAGATCCTTGCCACTGTGCAGGATGGCCTGTACGAGCACCTCGCTGACATTCAAGGTCGGTACAAGGGGCTCGCCAAGGAAATGGGTGACAAGACACCAATCTTCCGACAGTACTTTGAGAATCCCAAGGACGCAGCTGAACCGCACGGCTGCGAAGCCTTCACCTACTTCCGAAAGAAGTGGATCCAGAGCAAAGACGTTCACCTCGTTGGGTACATCTGGCTTAAGGACTACGGCAACGGTGTTCCACTTGATCCACGCTTTGAGGTCTACGGTGGCAAGCTCGAGTTTCCTGGCTACGACTTCTCCCTGATCCCACAGCGCGGTACCCTCGTGCTGTTCCCTGCGGATCCACACTTCATCACAGCCATCTCACCAATTCTGGTTGGCAGCCTTGAGCTGCTGAAGATCAGCATCAAGTTGGAGAATGCAGATGGCACTCACTGGCTCTACCAGCCAGCGAACTTCCCTGGCACCTACCAAGATTGGTTTGAATAATGGCATCTCTAGCAGACTTTGGCGTTCCTGGCTCCGGCTCTGGCATCCTTCACCCGCTGATGGCCTACCGTTGGCGCATCATGTTTCCAGGTGCAGAGCTTATCACCGCGCAGGCGACTAAGATTGAGCTTGACCTCATCAACTGCTCCTTCACGCTCTACGCTGAGCAGCCGGCGATCAATGCAGAGAAGTTCCTGC